GCAGTCCTCAAGCTTTAAAGAGAATGTATCTCACAACGCTTGGGCCCTTATCATGCAATATAAAGAATGTAAAAATATAAAATATGTAAAGGGGGTCACACATCGCGCATGTGACCTGGATACCCTCTCGCAAGAGAATATCCTAAGGTATCGAGGGAGTGGAGAAATAGTAGATTGTAGGAACAGATACAAAAAAGTATACGTTCCAATCTGGTGCTATAGAAGCAAATTTCTTAACCGCAACCTGCGATAAATTCGTTGCCCCACCAGTGGTGGGGTCCACAAAAGAAATGATCCCAAATTGATTATTGTAATCGTAACTGTATGAAGTGGGACCAGTGGTATTATTCACCACAGTATTCATACTAAAATTGTAAGCCGAGTAATACGGCGCTTCTACCGATATGCCACATTGATTTCGAGTGGCTGTAATAGCTGATGCTCCGGCGCCTAAGGCGCCATTTGTCATTAAAAAGCTTGCTCTAGCTGAGCGATCGGTTAAGTTGGTTGACACGTTTGTTGAAGCTCGCGCCAGAGCTGTTGTTGGATTGGAAATTCTTACTACAGTAACGTCATCCATATTGGCCTGAGATCCAGGTGCAAATTGTATATGATACCGCATTCCGCCCTTCCAGGCGGAAAACATATATCGAACAAAAGTAGCCGGATGCATGGGAACAAAATTAATTGATCCACCAGTTGCGGCATGCATACCATCGTTAGCATAACCAGGAACTGGTGTTGTTAAGGGCCAAGTGGCTTTCCAAAAAGCCAATGAAGATGCAGAAACATCATCTAGAGAAATATATTCAAGTAAACTCGATCTTCTCAGCAATTTTCTAAGCGAAGGGACAACTTCCCCAAAATTTTGCAAATATCGCTTATCATGTGGTTTAGATTTTGAATCACCTATTGTAACGCGAGTAATCTCATTTTCCATTGTGTCAATTGATCCCATACCCATACCAGATTGTGCATTCCTGAATGAATACATAGCATTACTGGACTGTGGGGTTAAGTCAATCGGAACAGAAAATTCTAGTTCATCGCCTCCTCTCACAAAAATTGCCAATCCTATCGTACTCGTGGTAACAGGAGCAGTCAAGGTATTAAGCACACGAATGGTAAATAAACCATTGGCGTACCCTGGCGATTGTGATAAGGAAGAAGTAGAATATGAACCATCTGCCGAGACTTGTGCTGGTGTACGACATGTTTTCCAAGCAATGGATTGGTGCCAGGGAACACGGAATTCAATGTTATTTTCCTCACCGATATCCACAATATGTGTAAATACAGCATTAATAGAATCTGCGTTGATTCCAATTTGACCAACTGGATCATAAGAAATTCGCAAACGACCTTTGTGGAACTTAGTTCCAATGATTTGTACCCGAAATATGATATCACCTCTCCAATATTGAAAAAGAGATGCCACATTAGCTTGAACAGTGAGAGCTACCAAACTCTGTGCTGGCGGACCAACAAGAACATTGGATGCTCCCAAAGACGGCTCTATACGGGCATTAAAAAGCAGATCATCAGATATATTAGATGTAGACCAAGGAGCTACTGTAAGTAGTGACTCCTTCTTCATCAGATACGACATTGAAAGTTCGTCCTGACTAGGAAGACCATTCAAAGATGGATCGATGGATAACTCTTGTTTGGGATCTAGAGTAAATTTCTCAAGGCCTATCCCAATTTCGGACGACGCTAGCCCAGGTAGATTCCTAGGCACAAAGGCATGTACATCATCAATAACAGGTGTATTAGTATAACCCCATAAAGAGGCTATCTTTCCAACAGCTGAAGCACCAATAGAGGTAGCTTGCGCAAAGCGACCAATGATAGGAATATCCTTCATGGTTGTTGCGATGCGAGAAACAGCGGAAGCGGGAGCAGAAATCTGCCCATGCCCCACAAATTCATCCTCGCATGGAGCTCGCCCTGATTGAAGCGTACCTGAAATAGTTGGACCCATAAGTTCGACATTTTCCATCCACGCAAAGACTTGGACATTCAAAGCAGGTGCTGAGACACCATTAGCAGTATCCAAAGGATATTCCACCATAGTGTACAGACGCCCCATACCTTGAACTTCACTCGCACTTCCCAGATCTAGCCAATTCTTGGGGAAGAAGAATGGAGCTGTAATTTCTCCACCTACATTAGCTTGAGGTAGGATAAAGACTCCTGGGTGTTGAGATGTCTGAATTCTCTTCATATTTACAGAAGCGTTGCCATAGTCAATGCGCTCAAAATCCGCAATTGTTTGCAAAGGACAATAATAAGTCCGAGCCAATCCAAAATAAAAAGGAGAGGCGTTTACGGTAATCTTTAAATGGAGATCACCACGGATAAAAGCAAAATTTTCTATTTTACGCTTGATAACGGTATTATTGAGAAATTCATACCACGGGTATATGTCGTCAATAAGTGTACCAGATGAGTTAGCTCCAGTCCACGAAAAACTTGCGATACGTGTAGGACGCGATAGGAATTGTCCAAGTTCGATACTAGGTGTACCATCTGCTTGCGCAATCCAATTGTCCTGTGGACCATAATTCACGGATTCTCCTCCAATCGAATCATGGAAAGTTAAATTTTGACTTAATTCAGTCTGGGGAGCATCATCTCTAGTGAGGTGCTCACCTATATTTGTATTTTGATTTGAATTTGCGATTGGTTTGATTTGTCATTAGTGCTTTACAATCTTACACACTAATCTAGGTTGTTGTTTGGATACTGATAAATCCGACGCTAAAAAACGCCTGGGGGAACACCCCATACACAGTGCAATAGCATTCCATTCTCACGACAAAGGGTTACCACCCCAACATGTCGCGCAGTAACTAACGCTATTGAGCCATTTCGCTGTGATCCTCTTCAAGAAGATCCTGATCTGTAGCTAAAGACCAGGTTGAAGTTTCTAAAAACTCCGCTTTTAGAATATCCCATGTAGGGAATATTCCATCCCAACCATAAGGCTGGTATTCGTACTTTTGATATATAGTTAGAAACTCCGATCGTTTCTGCTCAAAAATATCACGTCCATACCAAAAATACTCCCTACAGGCTGTATCCAAAACTTGGGCAGCCTGCACTTCACGCGCAACAGTTTTTGATATAACTACTCGCGTCAGCATTTTATGAATGGAGTTCTCATTCAGAGGGCATACATAATGCCCTAACTCTTTATCATAGCGCCATGTGCGCTTTAGAAACTCAATGTTCGATATATTCAAGAAAGGTACAGATTCAGATTCCTTATCTGCCATTGTATATTTAATACCTAAACTTGCAAAACACTCCTGTACTGTTGTATGATCAAAGAAATAACAATCCTTATTCACACCAGCAACATTATCATCCCCATACGTTATCAGAGCCACATTCCTTTTAAAGGTGTAACATTCTGAGAGAGGATTCAACAGAGTGTATGCGTAACGCATATATAAACTATTTACTAGACTATTGATCACCACAGTTAATGGATGACCAGATGGATTTGATCCGAAAAATTGCACTAGATCTCCATTGAAATCAATAATAGGAAAAGCTGTATCAACAGCAATACCCCTCATAACTTTAATATCATCATGTGAATAATTTCCACTTGTAATGGCTAGAGAGATTAAAATTTCAAAAGCTTCCAATATAACAGTGGGTGACATCTTCTTATCGTACTTAGAGTAATCACCAGCAAACATACGATCTTCTCCAAATTGAACTAGATATTGATACAAATCATCCCAAGCCAAAGATTGAGCTGAAATACCAACACTACATTCGAATAATTGCTGATGGTTCTGAATGAGCCTCACTATTGAAAGATAGTACTTTCGCACAATAAATGTCCAATCAAAGGGTCCACCCGCAAAAACGCGAGTTTTCCCACAAAGGCATTTCTCTATAGGCAAGGCTTCATCCTTGAGATTGCCGGCAAAAACAGGATAAACCCGCTCTCCAGCCAGATAAGTTTCCTCCATTCGAGCAACTCGATCTGCTATTTCTTCCGACATATACACACATGAAGAGTGAATTGAACACTCTTGCTCAACCAAGAATTTTTTCTTAGTTGTTTTCCATGGAAAACCGGCACTTGTACTCCTATTGATTTTATCAACAAAAGCCACACCTGGCTCACCATTTAAGACAGTATCGTCATCATAAGGATGTATATCCTCAATATTGACACAACTGTCTGGTAATTCCTTCAAATCACTAATTATTTCTTCAAGGAAACATTCCTTAACTTCACTTAACATATAATCATTGAAGGGGTTGGAGATTTGAGTCATCTCCAGGGCTGCTAAACGCCATGGCCGCCATGTATTCATATCTGGAGCACCGCTTATATCACGGTATCCTAATTGAAGCATATCCTCATAATAAGGAGTTTTGCGAACCATAGAATTTCCCTTACTTCTAAAGGATCCTTGAAAAGAGCCTAGTAAAGCTGCATTCCCATTTTGTATATAACGAAAAACACTCTTGGGGTGCAAAGGGCCTAGTACATGTTTCGCAGAGGGTGCATTTAATGATAAATCCTCCAGGGAAGTTCCAGCTTGAACTCCCCATCTAAAGTTGATCCTATCAATATCACACTGCAAAACAATAATGGATCCCACCATATTTTCATTACCAACTATATGAATACCTGCCAAAACAGGTCCATAAGCTGATGATATAATAAGTGGTGACCCACAATCTCCCTCACTAGTGGGGAGATCTACGCTTCCGACATACTGTTCGAAGCGCTTGTCAAGGCTTTCCACATTTACAAGTGCAGTGTGAATAGCTTTAACGTGTCGTTTGGCTACAACTCCTTTGGGCTTAGATACTAAAGTACCAGCAAATTTCCCTTTTATAGGAACTCGCGCGAACATTTTAGTTATGTCACGCTTCGGAGGAACAGCCTTGAGTTGGAAAAAGACTAAATCCTTTTCCGGTCGCCGATCAAACATTCTTGAATCTACGATACACTGAATCTTAGTATCAATGCCTTCGCGCATACCATTATGCCAAACGGTGACCTTGTATTCCCCTTCCTCGGGGAATAAGTGATTGTTAGCCATATAGGTACAATCACGAACACAAACAGCGCTCTGAAATCTAACAGAGTCGACATCGCTCTTGTGTCTAGTATTGAGGAATACAATATTGTTAGTTATCATATCCTCGGCTTTTGCCTCACTACCCTTAAGGGATAGTGTAGCACGCCCAATGTCAAAATGGGTGAGTTCGATATTTTCATTATACCAAACATTCTCACGCTCCCCCTCTACACGACGGGGACGTGATATTGCTCCACCCTGTACATCAGATATTCTCTCTTCTTCTTCCGAAGGGAAGAATTGTCTGAATAAAAAGTAGAATGAAGCAGTAGAAATACAAGCCAGGAAGACCCGTAAATGCACTGGAGGTTCGAAAGATTGAAATCTCCTTCTACCCACCAATCGCATAGCAAGAAAATTCCCGCTACGCGTCCACAAGTGCCTAAGCACACATAAAATTATACACCGAAAAAAGGCAAAACTGTACAAATAATGTAAAGTATCCAGATAAATCGGATGCGACACAAAATGAGAAATTATTCCCTCTTTGGAAAAACCAACTTGAGGCAATGCACACTTACATCTACTACTAACAAAACAACAAGTAGAACAAACAGGAACGACCTTGCAGGCATTCATCGAAGACATAGCTTTTTTCTGAGAAACCTCAAAAGCTTTGGCTTCACGACCATACCATGCCAAAAATTCATGAATATCTGTATAATATCCAATAGATTCGAGCGTGGCACGATCAGGTGTGGCTGGCACAACCTTTTTTACTTCAATACCCCAAAAATCAGGATAATCTTCAATACGTTCAGGTAATAAAGTAGTATCGAGCATAATCTGATTAGATGTATACTCTGGTTTAGGCCGTAGTTCGATAACATAAGGTAAACGTCGTCGAACAGCCAAAGGACATGCAAAATAAGAAAAAGCATTTAAGTCTTCCACATTGGAAGTTGCTAAAACTAATTTGCAACGTAGGGGTGTCCGCCCCTTAGCCTCAAGTTCTGCCTGATTAGGATTATATGGGACATTGTTCACGACCTGTAACATCTCTAAAAGAGAAGGGTCTCCATTGGGTGCGGCAGTGGGTTTCATAAACCCAATGTCGTCCAGGACAACGCCCCATTGAACTGAGGTAAATCCGGACCAAAATTGATCAACGGAATTGCGAGTATATAAAAACTCGCTATCTATTGGCAAACCGAAAATTTTTCCATAATGTTGGAAAAGTAATTGAGTAAAACTTGATTTACCAATACTGGAATGCCCATAAATCAATAAAGAAAATGGAGCGGCTCTAGATTCTTGAGCAGCCTTCTTGGTAGTTAGCTCACTCTTTATCATCTTGACATCATTAACCAATTTGGCTAAAAATTTCCTTTCCGAAGCACACTCACTATTACTAAATTGAATCATAGCATCACCTTGTTCAATCAATGCCTCGACTTTTGCTTGAAATGCAAAGATATTAATACCATGCGTTTCTGGATCATTCAAAAGGATCAAATTCCTCTTGACTTCCATTACATCAGCGACGTATTGATTGTAGGCATCGTCATGATGCCATATTGGACTCAGTGTACCCGTCTTATAACACTGATATCCAGTTTTACACATAAACACAATACCATCTAGAAAAACAGTTATGAAATCACTAGCTTCATGATACACCTTCTTAAAAAGATGTTTATATGTAGACTCAAAATTAACATTATCCTCATCATACCCAAAGGCTGACAAAGAGAAAACGTACATAATAAGTTTATAAAATTTTTTACTGTTTTCTGAATTTTTATATTTTTTAAAATTATTTATAAAAGATTCAATCATGGAAGTTTCAAAAACTTCCTCGGATTGAGTCGTGCTATGCAACAATTTGCTAACTTTCTTTAAAAGAAAGAGCATCACACTACCTTTAATATCAAGATAACTTTTTAGAAATACGCATATCGCAATAACGACAGTGCGTGGTCTCTTAGCATCTTTGATACTTATTAACATAAAAGCAAAATCTTCAACGATTTTGGGAAGTTTTAACGATTCTAATTGAGAAATGATTCTTGGTGCAGCAGCATCAAAAATCTTAGCCCAATTTTGGGATTCTCGATCAAACTTTTCTCTCTCTTCAGCCGTTTCAAAATGCTCTGCATAATGAGCGGCTTGAGTCTTTTTAAACACATAAGGAGCGAGAAGACTGTTCTCACATTCACTAACACAAGAGTACAAACGATACTCATTACTACAAAAATTTGATACATAAATTTGGGATTCGTCATTGGAATGAGAAAACATAGCAAATTGACAGATATCAATGATCTACAAAGGCTTCTTATATCAGGTAAGAAGTAGCCTCTTTTACAGGTGAGAAACTCAAACCTGTCACGGAAATAGTAACACACTCTAGAAAATAACTCAGAGGTTGGTCTCAATCTTATACTATAAATAGATTTAAACATATCATAGATCGGTTCATTACGTCGAACTTTTCTCAATGCGTTGAAACAAAACATGGAAATAATCCAAGTGAGCTAAAACTCAAGTGGAGGGGTAATCAAAAGAAGGTTTGAAAACCTACAAACATACATTTTATCAAGAGAACAACCAGGACGGTAGGTTGAACTTTTAAACTGGGAAGTATTCATAAACCCAGTGTAGCGCTTAAAAGCGCTAATACACCCCAAAGGGTGTGGGGAGGGGTGGTTACCTCCCTTCCATACTCATAAAAACATGGGTTAGTAGAATTACGGACTACAAAACGGGAGAATTATCAAAACTCCGGGCCTATGGCCCAATCCGGCAACCTGACTCTATCTCCTAGTCAGAATACGGACAACGTGTTATAAGGTACACGCCTTTATATACGCAAACCTGTGAAAAGTAAAATGCAACATGACGGCGGGATAGCCGGCGGCGAATCTTCATGGATATACGAACCGCAAGGATCGCGAGCGCCATGAAAATAATACAATTCACCCAATGATTTTCTATAGCTGTTCATTACAGCAGTAGAAACAATAATACATATGTTAGAGCCCTTATTAGGGG